TCTTATATTTTTTATGTGGATCATATAAGTATCTTAGTTTACTGTTACGGCTGGTAATTGAAACAAAAGAGCCGCATAATGGAAAAAAATATGAAAAGTCAGTAGATGCAGAAAAACAAAAAGCCGTTGCAGAAATGTTGAAAAAGCAAAAGAAAATATGAATAGATTATATAAGGCATCCTTCGGGGTGCTTTTCCAATACATAAAACATTCCATTCTTCACATACTATATCTGAGGTGAGGAAAATGGATAAGAAGGATCAAGAGAAGTCAAACAGAAAGAAAAGCAATGAAAAATTCAACAGCATTACTCAAAAGGTAAAGCCGGAGAATCAGAACCAGCGTCATAATGCCAGAAAAGAGGCAGTTGATGTGAAGATGAGACAAATGTAAGACGTCCATTAGGGCGTCTTTTCTAATACAAAAATACGGATACATAACTCAGTCGGTTAGAGCAGCAGCCTTATAAGCTGTGTGTCACGGGTTCGATTCCCGTTGTCCGGATTGTGGACTACTGCAAGTTCCCTCCTTTTTTATAAATTTTGATTGTGTACTTGGTTATTTTGGTTTTTGTTGGCATTTTCAAGTACTATACATTTTGCAGTAGTCCTAAATATTAAAAAAGTGTAAATTAACACCAAAATATTGAAATCATACAGTGAATTTGAGATAATCAAAAAAATAAAACGGAGGATGAATCAATGTTTACACAAAGAGTTTCTGTTGAGGGCGATCGCATAGTAGGTCAAAAAATAGTTTATGGGGTATTTAGTGAACAGGTTATTTCAAAAGAGGAAATTTCAAAAATGGAAAAGATGAAAGAATCTGAGTTCCTAGAATACGTAAAAAAATCAGAGAATATAAAAGAATATTTGAAAATTGGAAAATAGCGAACATTAAGGGGCACTTCGGTGTCTCTTTTTTGTACTAAAAATTAACAGATTGGAAGGTGGTGAAGTGGCAGGTTATGATAACATAAAAGATCGTGGATTTGATAAACGAACAACGGAGGAACTACGAATAATTACTTCTAAAGGTGGTAAAGCAAGCGGAGAAGCAAGACGGAGAAAGGCTGATTTCCGAAAGACATTGAACATGCTGCTTACCGCTGAAATAGATAGTTCTGAATGGAAGCCGGTTCTGGAGTCACTTGGTGTTGAGTGTACTCTGGAATCGGCTCTTTTGATGGCACAGATCAAAGAAGCGCTGAGCGGAAATACACAGGCAGCTACATTCGTAGCGAAGTATGCGGGGCAATCACCGGAACCGGATGAGAACAGACGCAACCGGGAGGCGGATACAGAATTGAAGCTAGCAAATGCAGATAAGTTGAACCGAGATTGCAGCAATGAGGATGAAATGGAAGGAGTAGAGATTATCAATGACGCAGACAAAAAAACAAGTTAGAATATCAGATTTGATCATTCCAAAATATCTGCCGTTATTCAACGATAAGCAGCATAAACATATCATCCTGACTTCTGGCCGTGCCGGTACAAAATCCAGTTATGCAGGAGTCAGAGGAATCTTCCAGTTGGTGGATGATGCGAATGGTTCAGCAGTAGTTCTTCGTAAGCATCACAATAAGCTGCGGAAAACAGTGTACAAAGAAATGCTCCGGGGCATTAACCGGCTAGAAATCCCCAAGTCATATTTCAAGATCGGAAAATCACCGATGGAGATTACATATAAAAAGCACAATACAACGATGTATTTCTCCGGTTCTGATGGAATTGACGATACCAAAGGTATCATCGATGAGGACAAGCCGATAAAGCTTGTAGTATTGGATGAGCTGACAGAGTTCTTTGATGACGGGGAAGGGGAAGATGAACTGGCGAATATAGAAGCAACGTTCGTCCGTGGAAACAAAGCTGGTTTCCAGATGATCTATCTTTACAATCCGCCGAAGAATCCGAATGCTCCGATCAACCTCTGGTGCAAGAAGATGGAAGAACGGGAAGACTGCATCCATATTCACACAAGCTATAAGGATGTTCCGGTTGATTGGTTGGGACAGGATCTGATTGATTCTGCAGAAGCTATGATGCGAGCGGATATCAAGATGTACCGATGGACATGGTTGGGCGAGCCTACTGGAGTGGATGACCTGATCTACTATATGTTCTCTGCAGAGAAGCATATTTATCAGCCAGAAGATTACATCGAGGAAGAAAAGAGAAGTATCGGGGAGATCGGAATCGGAGTGGATTACGGTCAACAGAATGCGACAGTCTATGAAGCATTTGGTTTGGACTATCAGAATCAGGTTCTGCGAGGGATTGATGAGTATTACTACTCCGGGCGAGACAGTGGAACGCAGAAGTCCCCATCAGAATACGCACAGAATATGAAAACATTCTGCGACAAGATAGAACAGGAGTATGACCGTGTAGTCAGCTACATATTCGTGGATCCATCGGCAGCAGGTCTGATTGAGGAAATACGGAGAGTCATCCCCCATATACCGGTTATACCGGCGCAGAATGATGTCAAGTTGGGGATCAGCCGTGTGCAGAAGTTGTTGTCTTTCGGAAGAATGATCGTCAGCGAGAAACAGAAGATGCTGATCAAGGAGTTTGGACTTTATCAGTACAATACAGATGGAATTAAAAAAGGCGTTGAGATACCGGTAAAAGAGAACGATCATGCACTTGATGGAACACGCTATTTATGCGTTGGAATGTGGAACCGGATTAAATTTATGTTGCCAATATCAGAAAGAGGTGAGGAACGTTGATACAGTATGAAACTATAAAACAGGCAATGGGTGTGGATGTTGCGGTATCCCAGAGAATGGCACAGGCAATCTATCGTTGGGCGAAGATGTATATCAACGAATCCCCCTGGCTGAATGATGATGTAAAGGGACTGAACCTCCCGGCAGCAATCTGCTCCGAAATGGCAAGACTGGTGACAATGGAATCCAGCATCAATATTACGGGCGGAAGCAAAGCTGAAATGATTAAAGAGGGGATACAGCCGTTTCTAAATGAGATTTCAAACTACACAGAGTTTGCCTGCAGTACAGGCGGTGTGGTCTTTAAACCGTATTTATCCCAGAAAGGGATTGAGATAGATGTAGTGAGAGCCGGTGACTTTTATCCGGTAGAGTTTAACAGCGCAGGAGAGATTACAGCGGCTATCTTCCCGGAATTTAAGCGCGTTGGAAAGAATCTTTATACAAGACTTGAATATCACGCATTACAGGGCGATAGATACAGTATTGTGAACAAAGCTTTTATCAGTAAGAAAGCAATGGTAAAAACGGATGATATCGTAAATCTCGGACAGGAGATCAATCTGGAAGAAGTACCGGAATGGTCAGATATTGCCCCTTATGTCGAGTTTCAGAATGCGGACAGGATGCTGTTTTCTTACTTCAAGATTCCATTGGCAAACAATACAGACATCCATTCTCCTCTTGGTGTATCAATCTATGCAAGAGCCGTGAATCAGATTCGGGATGCTGATGAGCAGTATGGAGCAGTGCTGTGGGAATACAAATCAAAGGAAACGGCAATTCAGGCAGCGGATGAATTTTTCCGGAAGAACCGGCAGGGAGAAGTTATCCTGCCAAAAGGGAAAGAACGGCTTTACCGGGCAATGGGACCGAATGTGATGAGCAGGGATGGAAATCCTTTTTTTAATGCGTATTCGCCGGAGATTCGGGATGAGAGTTTCTTCAACGGGTACAACAGGATCATACAGAAAGTAGAGTTTAACTGTGGTCTGGCTTATGGAACTCTTTCAGATCCACAGGTAGTGGATAAGACAGCAGAAGAAATTAAGGCCAGTAAGCAACGCTCTTACGCAACGGTAAAATCTATTCAGAATAGCCTTGGGAACGCACTTGAGAATCTTGTGGCAGCAGTGGAAGTATGGATGTCGCTTGGTAGCATTTCTGCAGACGGAAAGGTAGAAGTATCCTGCAGTTGGGATGATTCCCTTGTAACAGACAAGAAATATGAGACAGAGCAGCTCCGTGCTGATTTTAGTATGGGAGTTGTTGGTCCTGTAGAGTATCGGATGAAGCGTTTCGGTGAAACGGAAGAGCAGGCGATCAAGATGCTGAAACAGGCATCACAATTTAGCCAGGAAGATACAATGGAATAGGGTGTGAGGATATGCAGCCAAAGGAAATGGAGCACCTGCCACTGCAACTTGAAAAAATGTTTCTCGAATTACAGAACCGCATTATGAGAGATGTAGTCAGGAGGATTAAAAAGACAGGTGGAATTACATCTACAGCGGATTATCAGTTGAACAGAATACAGATCATTGGAAATTCTACGGAGTTCATTGAATCAGAAATCAAACGTCTTTCAGGGCTTACTGATCCGGAGCTGTGGGAGATTTATGATACTGTAATCGAAAAGGATTACACCAGAACAAAAGAAATCTACGAACAGGTAAATGCCCATTTTACACCTTATGAAGATAATGAGCAGATGCAGACATGGGCGAAAGCAATTCTAAGCCAGACGAAACATGAAATCCAGAATATCACACGATCAATGGGATTTGCTTTGGATTACGGAGGAAAGAAAGTATTCACTCCATTTTCGGAGTACTATCAGAAGTATCTTGATCGTGCATGTATGGACATTGTAACCGGAGCGTTCGATTACAATACCGTTCTCAGGCGTGTAGTAAAGGAAATGACAGCCAGTGGGATACGGACAGTAAATTATGCGTCAGGATATGGAAATCGGGCCCCTGTGGCGGTCAGACGAGCTGTCATGACGGGTGTACATCAGCTAGCCGCCCAGATTAACGAACAGGTGGCAAAGGATTTGGGGACAGATACCTATGAAGTAACGTGGCATGCCGGACATAGACCTTCTCACTGGTGGGGAGGGAATGTGTACACGAAACAAGAGCTGATCTCAATTTGTCGTTTGGGAGATGTAGATGGTCTGTGCGGAGCGAACTGTAAGCATAGTTACTTCGCATTCGTAGAAGGTGTGTCTGTCAGAACATATACACCGGAACAATTACGGGAGATGGAAGCAAACGAACAAATTACAAGGTCTTATCAGGGAAAAATATACAACGCCTATGAAGCGCAGCAGCGTCAGAGAACACTTGAAACCAGAATGAGAAAGCAGAGAAGTGACATTGATCTTCTAAAAAAGGGAAAAGCCAGTCAGTTGGACATACAGGCAGCCCAAGCAAAGTATCTGAACACGCTCCGGGAATATCAAGGATTTTCCAAAAAGATGGAACTTCCAGAGCAGATGCAGAGAGTGTATATGGATGGGCTTGGAAGAGTGTTGTCGGGAAGAATATTTGAGTCAAGAATTTCTAATATAAAAAAGAAAACAGCAGAAAAAATATTTGATGTAGAGATTACAAAAGAAATGGATACAGTACTCGCAGCTAACTTATACAAAAATCTTAATAAGTCAGATGTTGGAAAGGCAGTTCTTGATTTTATTAAAACGAATCATATTTCCGTTAACGTATATTATAGCAACAATACAATTTCAGAAACGGGACTGGAAGGTCTGTATGGATCATGTATTGGAAATCATATCTATATCAATGGGGTGGAAACACAAAGCATACGGAAGACGGCGGAAACGATTATCCATGAAGCAACGCATATCCGATTAGATATAGGTGGAGATCAACACGCAGAAGCTGTTTGTGACTATTTTGCTGAATTACATACGAAAGGTAAATTGACGGGACAAGACATTAGGAATATAATAAAATCAGTAAAAGGAAGATATTCAGATCGTGAATGGAGGCTAAAGTAATGACACCAAAAGAAATTGGAATGATGATAAAGGCGTTACGGGATGGAAAAGAAGTAATTTGTCCGGAATGTAAAACAGGTAAAATCATGACACCTTATAATCCAAAAACAAGTACATATTTCAATTGTACAACCTGTAATTTTAAGATTCATATGGAACCGGCGGAAAAGAGATGATACCATTCATTCTTAATTGAGTGAGTGGTATTTTTATGCCAATTTCAAAAATAAAAACAATAAATTTAGCATCTATCCAGTGTGGTAGGTGCTATTTTTATACGCTGTCCTCAATTTTGGGGATAGTATTTGTCCGATCAACCCTCAAGACATTTAAACTGCGGGAAATATCCCCTGTGGCATGGGAGAATAACTGCCACGGCCGGCGGAGACACCGCGATAATAAACAGTGGTCAAGGAAAGGAATAAAGATGCAGTTAAGAGACGTATTAGGAGAAGAACTTTTCGGACAGGTAGACGCAAAGATTCAGGAACACAACAACGGGATCGAGGATAAATTACAGCATGTCCGGTTTGTAGACTTGTCGGAGGGTGGCTACATCAGCAAGGAAAAGTACCAGAGTCTTGAGACGAAAGCGAATGGACTGGAGACACAGCTGGGCGAAGCAAACAATACGATCAAGTCTTACAAGGACATGGATATTGACGGAATCAAGCAGTCTGCCGATGACTGGGAGAAAAAGTACAACGAAGACACAAAAGCACTGAATGACCAGATTGAATCAGACCGCAAGATGTTTGCAGCAGAGCGGTTTTTGGACACGCAGAAGATTAAATCTCCTTTATCCAGAAAGACAATCTTACATGAGTTTCTGGATCAGAAGATGGAGTTTAAAGACGGTGCTTTTGTTGGTGCAGATGAGTACATGAAAGGTGTCAAAGAGAAGTATCCAGATGAGTTCGAACAGGAAGAACCAGATGGCGGAAAAAAGACATGGGTAAGAGGTACTCATGGAACCTACAGACCCGAAACAAAATCCGAAGAAGAAGCTTATCTTGCAAAGAAATACGGAAATAACAAATACGCGAAATAGAAAAGGAGAATAAAAGAGTATGGAATATGGTGGATATAATGTAAGTGAAAAATACAGTTCAATCGTTGCACCAAATTTTTATTTTGATGCAATTTTTCAGCCGGGAATGACATTTAACGATCAGTATCAGGGAGATGCGGAAGGAGCGGGAGCAGTAAAAGTATTCCGTCTGGCTGCTAAGGCTGCAAAAGATCCGAAAAAGCCAGCATCTGACTTTGAGCATGGAACTGCAGGAAATGAACTGATTTCAGTATTGATGAACAATTCACAGCAGGAATCAACAAAAATCTACAATGTACAGGCGAGTGCCGTACCATTCGATACAGCGGATGCTCATCTCGCACAGTCTACACAGGTTTGCAAAGAAGGGTGGCAGCAGTCTGGTCTTGCATGTCTGGTGCACGAAGGAACTGCAATGGAAGACACAGAAGCAATTACAACGTCCAACATTATCAGTAAGATAATCGCAGGAAGAAAAACAATCCGTAAACAGAAAGCGTCCGCGAATGTGGTCATGGCATCTGTAGAGACATACAGTACGATGCTGGAAGTTGCAGGGGACAAATTTACTCCGGTAAAGAATGACGAGATCATCCGTACCGGACAGATGGGATATTACCTCGGAATGCTGTGGGTAGAATGTAATATGCTTGATCTGACATCGGCAGCAAAATACTACGATTATACAGAAACGCTTCAGACAGAAGATCTGTCAAAGGTAGAGTATATCATGTATGACTGGAGAGGACTGCATATCATTGACCTGTTATCTATGGCAAGACTGAAAGACTCTGAGAACTTCAACGGAACTCTTGCACAGGTGGAAATCTGTACCGGATACCGTCTTGGAGATAAGAACTACGCAGTTGTAAAAAAAAAGGCCTAGATGACGATTTGGCACAAGTAGGAACTGCGAAAGTAGGCAAGGCAAAAGTAGGAAAAGTAAAATAGGAGGTATAAGTTATGGCATATACACCAACTACATGGAATAATGATGACGTTATTACAGCGGAGAAACTGAATAAGTTAGAGCAGGGCGTGAAGAATGAGCAGATTGGACCAGCAGGACCAGCAGGACCAAAAGGCGAAAAAGGCGATCCGGGTGCGCAGGGACCTGCTGGAACAAGTTACACTCTTCCAGCAGCAAACAAGACAACGCTTGGCGGTGTGAAACAGATGTCTTTGATTGCAGATTTGTCCACAGAAACAGGGGCTGATTTAAAAAATAAAATCAATGCAATTCTTGCGGAGATGAAAAAACAGGGGATTATGGCGAATTCGTAAGGAGGAATAGGCGTTGATACGTGTAGATTTTCAGTTTTACTTAGAAGAATACAATGGAATTATAATCGAGGACGAACGGTCATTGAAACAGCCGATCTTGAAAGCCAATACTTATCTGAATCAGATTATGCATTTGCAGCCGACTGAGGATGAGATGGAGTTGGTGAAGCTTTGCCTGTGTGAACTTTCTGACATGATCTATCAGGATGATATGAACCGAATGGAACATGGAGGAAGAGAAGTGCAGTCGGAGAATACAGACGGATATTCTGTGAATTACGCGACAGAAGCAGAAGCGGGAAAGATTGCAGTAGACGCTCTGCAAACAAAGATCTATGCGGTCATCCGCCGATATCTGGCTCATACCGGCTTATTATATCAGGGGGTGAATACAAATGCTTACGAATGCTAAGGTTACGATATTCAATCAGTGGCCAGACCGGGAGAGCAGGAAGATGGTGTTTATTCCTCATGTCATCCCTAAGGTCTGGTTTCATACAAACCAGAAAAGTACCGTAGGGGAAAATGGATTGAGAAGCGCGGATGAGTATCAGATTCGGATTCCGTATACAGAATGCGCTGACTGGATCACGCCGGATGCGTTCAACCGATTAACAGCAGTGTATGGGAAATGGACTGTGCGGAATGGTGATTTCTTTATCCTGGGAGAATGGGATGGAGGAAATGTCACCGGAATAGAAGATATCAGGAAAAGGTTCTCTGGAACGATTGGGAAAGTACTTAGTCATTCCGAGAACTTTTTTGGTTCTTCTAAGCATATCAGGATAGGTGGTGGTTCTTAATGGCAAAGATCAGGCTTGATATAGATCCGGTAGATAAAATTTTATTGAAGAGAAGTCTCAATAAGAACGGAGCAGGGCAGAAGTTCTTCACCCATGAAGTAAGACAGCTGTCCACACCTTATGTGCCGAGATTAAGCGGAAACCTGTCAATGGACAGTGTGACAGAAACAGCATCCTCTATTATCTATGACACTCCTTATGCAAGGCGGCAGTACTACGAGAATAAAGGAAAGAACAGATCCGTACATGCTCGTGCCGGTAGCCACTGGACAGAGCGTATGTGGGCGGATCGCGGGAAAGAAATTGTACAGTCTGTTGCGAAATATTGTGGAGGTAAGGCGAAATGAGCATAACAAACCAAGTGGCGGAGTTTATTGCCGGGTGCCCGTTTCTGCAGGAGTTTCAGGAGATGTTCCCTGTTGTGAATGTAGATATGTTGGAGGAAGATGTGACTGCATACAGTATTGAAAGTACGCCAGCAGAACCAATTTTAAAGCGGTACGCAAATGGTGATACTGTCAGGCAGTATGTATTTTCATTATGTTCCAGAGTGCTTTATGGAGACGAAGAAAACAGAGACACTTCGGAATTTTATGAGAAATTTGCAGACTGGTTGGATGAGTGTACAAAAGCAGGTGCTCTTCCGAATCTGACGGGGAAACTGCAAAGCAAATCTATTCGGGCAACAACAGACGGATATCTGTACGATGCACAGGAAACAAAGTGCCAGTACAGGATACAATGTCAATTTATTTATTATAAACGGAGGTAACAAAGGTATGAAAATGAATATTCAGTTTTTTGCAGCAGCAGGCGAGACTGGTGTTGTAGGTAGATGGCAGCATCCGGGATATCTGGATGTTTCAAAAGATCTGAGTGAAACTTATGAGCTTCTTGGATTTGGAGTGACTCAGTTGGATGATTCTCCATCTGCAAAGCCAACTTCCAAAAGATATGTCAATCAGAAGTCAGCAACACAGAGAATCGGCTCTTATGAATGGACGGCTCCATTGGAGTTTGACCTGATCCGCTCCGAAAAAGCAATCGAATTTATTGCAGATATCGGAGAAAATGAAAAGACAGGGACGGATGCAGAAACTTATTATGTGAAGGTGTTCATGGAAAAACCTGTGGCAGAACAGCAGAATAAGTTTTATGCAAAGAGAAGAAAAGTAGCCATCGAGGTGTCAGATTTCTCGGACAACGATGGTGAGATTCAGGGATCTGGAAATTTACTTGGTGTATCGGATTGGGAAGATGGACAGTTTGATACATCTACAAAGAAATTTACGGTGGGGGAAGCATAATCCCCGCCGATAATGCCTTGGTTGGCGTGGGAGTAGTAGGTAAGGCAAGAATTGGAAAAGGAAGGAGTGCAAAGCAATGATTATCAATGGAGTAGAATTGGAATTCAACCTGTATGATCTGGAGAATCCAGAGTTGAAAGAACGATATAGAGCTGAGTTAGAGAAGATGAAGCATGTTGCAGAAGAGCTGCCAGAAGGAACAGAACTGGAGCAGAATAGATTTCTGTGTGGCAGAGTGAAGCAGATGTTTGATGTTGTATTTGGAGAGGGTACGGGTGAGCGCGTCTGCGGAAAAGGAAATGACCTGCTTACTTGCATGGCAGTTTATGAGCAGTTGGTCACAGAGCAGATCAGACAGGACAATCAGTACAATGAGATTATGGGAAGATTGGAAATGTTATCAAAGGGAAATGCTCTTGTAGAAAAATGATGAATCTCTTAATAGAAAAATTTCCAGAGTTTTTGATCGTGAATGGTGTGGAGTGTCCTGTAAAATGGGATTTCCGCACTGTTTTAAAATGCAATGAAATCATAGAAAGTGCAGAAGAATTGACGGGAGATTCCTTACTGAAAGTGTTGCTGCTGTTCTACAGAGATTGTGATTATTTCACGGAAGAACACGTGGATAAAATGTTCTGGTTCTTTTCCTGCGGAAAGGAGCAGTCAAAGAAGAAATTTCCGAGAAAGATCGCAGGGGTCAATGATAAGCAACCGTTTGACTTTCAAGAGGATGCAGGACTGATCTATGCCGGTTTCATCCAGCAGTACGGAATTGACTTGCAGGCAGAAGAGATGCACTGGTGGAAGTTTATGCTGCTTCTGGAGAATCTGGGAGAAGATACAAGGCTGTCAAAGGTTATTGAGTACCGTACAATGGACGTGTCGAATAAGAACCTCTCAAAAGAGGAAAGAGAGTTTTACCGGGCAATGCAGAAGTATTACGGTCTTAATCAGGCACCGGCTATGGATGACCGGACAAGGCAGATTGAAGATGCGCTTCTCAACGGCGGTGATGTGAGTGAATTGCTTCGTACGAAAAACGTACGAACGTAGAGAGTGTGTGTAAAGGTGTGGCGAAGTGCTGCACCTTATTTTGATACTTGAAATTGCTAGTCAGCAGAGAGTATTGAATTTCGACTCCTAAATTTTGAGGAGTCCACATATATAGAGTCCATAATAAATGCAGCGGAAAATTCCGCTCTATTTTTGCTTGGATTCATCATCAATGTAAAAATTTAAGTGGAAAGGATACGAAATAGTATGAAACTAAAACTTGTGAAACATGGAGAATTTTTAGGGACAGTATGTGATTTTTATGTGGATGAGGAAAACAACATCTATATGAGCAGGACACAGATTGGATATGCGTTAGAGTATAAAAATCCAGCCCATGCGATTTTGGTAGTACATCAAAGACATAAAGAACGCTTAGATAAATTCAGCGTAGAAGTAAGGTCATCACAATTTGAGACCCCCTTCAATGGAGTAGGTAAGGATAAAAAAGCATTTCTTTACGAAGAAAGAGGAATATATGCTATTTGTGGATATTCAAACAAAGAGATTGCAGAAAAGTTTAATGATTGGGTATATGAAACTATTTCGGCTATCAGAAAGAACGGTTATTACATATCTTCTGAAAAAGACAGCAAATGGCTTGGAATCCGTAATGAATCTAAGCAAGCAAGGCGATATGAAACAGATCAGATTAAACTATTCATAGAGTATGCAAAAGAGCAGGGAAGCAAACATGCGGATCGATACTATCTAATCTTTACCAAACTGATAAATAGCAAAGTCGGATTGCATGGTGGTCAACGTGATGATATCTCACAGGAAACGCTTTTAGAGTTAAAATCGCTAGAAACATTGGTTAAGATGAAAATTCGGAAACTGATGGATAAGAAAATTCCGTATAAAGAGATTTATCGGGAAGTAAGGAAGATGGCGGAAGAGTTTTGAATAGAGCCGAAAATTCGGCGCTACTCAGATTATTACCTGCCGTAGAAAAGAATATTGCGTAAACCCTAAATTCTGATATAATGAATGTATTCAAGACGAAAGAGGCTGTTGAAGTGCATTTAGTAGGAAAAATAAATCGTAATATTTATAGGTGTATCACAGAAGATATTGTTACAGATGATGTCATTATTACAGAGAATCAAATGCAACATATATTGGATAGGCACCCTGAGGCCTATAAAGAAGTGATTGATTATTTGTCAGATATTATACGGGAACCGGATCTTATTATAAAGGATAAGCATAAAAATACGGGGTTAGTTGTAAAGAAGATCAAAACAGGAAATGAATATGCTCAAATGGTATTGAGAATATGTACTTCAAATGATGATCCGAATTATAAAAATTCAGTAATTTCATGTTGGGAGATTAGTGAAAAAAGACTGCAAAACTATTTGAGGAACAAAACAATTCTTTACAAAAAGGAATAGATGTTGTATAATTTGAATACAATAAGCAGGAAGTTATTCGAGGTGGTAAAATTCGTTGCAACCACGCACCCAAGTGGTCAAAAGAGATGCAGGAGAGGCGACGCCTGCCGGATAACTTCTTGCTTTGTAAAGAAATATGACAAGATATTTGAAGTAGAGATTGTGCTGCTACGCACCCAAGTGGTCAAAAGAGATGTGGGAAGGGGCACACCCATCGAATATCTTCTTATCCTTGAATATGAATAATTTAACCGCTGGATATCCGGCGGTATTTTATTTTAAACGTAGTGATGAGATTACCACGTTATCATGAAATAAAGCATGAGGTGGCGATCTCTCCACCATATTCCATCCTTGCGATTCCACAGTCCTCACGGTATAATATGTATGTGGTGAATGGTATAGGGTAGGAGGAAGGTTATGAAGAGAGTACTAAGTGTCTTGCTGGCAGCAGTTCTTTGTGTGGGGATGCTGACAGGATGCGGTGGAAAACCGGAAGATGTTAGCCAGGATGTGTATGATTTAGGGATTGAGACATGCGATGTTCTTGATGATTATATTCAAGGAAAAATGAAACAGAATACTTGCGAGGAAAAATTGGAAGAAATAGCAGACAGAGCAAGAGTGTTAAGGGAGGATGATAGTAAAACTTTTAATGATGGCATCATACTTACATATATATGTTTGTCACCAAGCAATGTGAGCTATTTATATTTCGCTGAGGGGGAAACATACGAGGCGGAAAACGCATTGGAAAAGTTAAAAGAAGAATTAAACCTAAAGTAGGAAAAAAACCACTTACTTCGGTAGGTGGTTTTTTGGTGCAAAATACCACCGATTACTCGGTGGTATTGCTGTCTACATTGCGTTTGTATTTTATAAATTCGATGTACCGCTTGATATCATTTAATTCTTCTTGAGTAAATTCAGATGGATCGAAGAAATCATAAAATTCATTTTTAATTTTCTTTTTGATTGTTTGAATATCATCTTCAAGAAGTGCATCAACAATACTATCACGAAGTTCTAGCGGTAATGTGGAAAGGCTCAGAAGTTGATCTACTGTAACATCCAAGTTTTCGCAGATTTTGTTAAGAACATCAAGATTAGGTTCTCGATTATTATTTTCGTAATTGGAATATGTCGAATACGGAATGTGGAGTTTTTTTGAAAACTCTTTTGCAGTATATCCTTTTGAAAGACGCAATTCCTTGATAAGAGAACCAATCTTTACATATTCATTTATGCCCATAATATCCCTCCTTTTTCTTTATGGTAGCATAAAATATTCAAAAATGCAAATATCGTATTGACAAATTCAAAAATGAATATTAGAATATAGATATTCAGTTATGAATAGAAAGGAGGATGGAAAGATGAGCGTTTCAGTAAAACTTGATTCTGATAAAATGATTCTGGCTATGGCAAAGAAGCAGTATAACTGCGCAAGACTTGCAAATGCATCTGGTGTATCTAGAGCAACGATTTCTTATATTAGAAATGGAAAAACATGTAAGCCAGACATTGCAGGAAAATTAGCAGAAGCTTTAGATTTGCAAGTTGAAGAACTGATAGAAACAAAAAAAGAGTAAACACCTACCACCCAAAGTTCGTGCTTACTCAACCCAGAAACCCGTTAACCAACAGGAATTCTATATTTATTATAAAGAATTCCGACCAGAATTACAAGGAGAATTTTAATAATGAATGAATTGATGATTTTTAAAAATGAAGAATTTGGACAGATAAGAACAGTAGAAATTGATGGAAAACCGTATTTTGTTGGAAAAGATATTCCGGCAGGAGAGTATAAAGTATCAGCTGCGAATGGCGGCTATTATGAAGTTACCGCTAACTCAACAGGAGATTTAGGAACGATAATTGCAAATGACAACTTCGAAGGAGAAGTGTATTTGACAGTACAGGATGGACAGTATTTAAAATTAAGCAGAGCGCAGATCGTTGCACAGTAAGTATAGAAACCACTTACTTCGGTAGGTGGTTTTTGAATAGGTAATATAGGTGATGAAGGTTGTTTCCCTTGCCTTTCTGCGTACACGTAGGTATAATCAAAACGTGGTGTAAAAGAAAAGGCATAGGAGGGAAAAGGAATGGGATTGGTAGATCATAGCGAATCAATTACGGTACCATACTCACCAGAAAATGCATATAGGGCGTTAGTGATTGGATGTACTAAACTGAATGAAGATGAGTTTGTGCTGGAAAAAATTGATGATAACATAAGGACTGTCTATTTGAAAGGTAGACTTAGTTTGTTTTCCTGGGGAGAGACAATAACGGTATCAATTTCTAATACCAGTACAGGAGAAGCCGAGGTTAAGATATCTTCTACACCAAAAACAGGAGCTGCTTTTGGCGGCATTATGGATATGGGGAAAAATAAGAAAAACATAGAGAAGATCATGTCTGTGTTATCGGAAGAATTAAGTGATTACCCACAGCATATTCCGCAAGAAAATCAAAAAAATGCTTCAGTTATAGATGAGATAAAAGAATATGCAAAATTGATGCAAGAAGGACTTATCACAGAAGAGGAATACAATCAAAAAAAGAAACAGCTATTAGGGATTTAAAAGATGCCACCTGCTTATGTAGGTGGTTTTCTTATACCCAATTTTAAGGAGAATATAAATGAAGTTAATTGAATATCGGGGAGGAGTCCTTTCAGGGTATGTTCCTGATCTCCCCGGAAAGAACAGAAAGACATGGCGAAATGCTGTGTCTTATTTTAATTCCATAAGGTAGGATGGAAAAATTTTGAAAAACCTCTTGACAATTACGCGTAACAGTAATATATTGTATGTAACGCGTAACGAAAAGAGGTGAGAACAATCGCGGAGAAAAGCAGAGCCGATTACATGAAAGCCAGAAGGGAAACACAGAAGACATTTAGTGTAGCTGTAGATAAGAAAAAAATGTTGAAATTTGAACAAAAATTATCTGAGCAGCAAAAGACAAAATCAGAATGGCTTAATGAAAAAATCGACGAAGAACTAAAAAAATAAGAAGTACCCGTAATCCTACCAAGACAACCGAGTACTTCAACCAAGAAGTTTCCTTCTGTAAATATTATAATGCAGAATGAAGCTTCTTTCAAGAATTAAATATTGAAAGGAGACTTTTATGTACAATTTCTATGTATTAGATGGAAAGAAACTGATCGATTACAAGCCGAAAAGAGAACACTACGCAAGAGCGTTGGAGCGAATTACAGATGCAAATGGCAGTTATGATTTAGAAAGACTCTGGCAGGAAAGACCGGATCAATTCAAACAAATATTATACCTGTCCATTAAATTTATTGAACATGTTTTTGACAATAATTCTGACTGCTCTCAAGAGGAAACACAATCGTGGTTCTTCATTGTAGAATTTATCAATCAGATGATTGCAAAAATCACACCGAGACAGTTCATGGAGATATTTCCTATTGCCAAGGACTATGATGGTGAAAAATATGGGTGTAAAGATTATTTCTACACCAAAGACTATATGGCACGTTTGGGATATGATGCACCTATCGGAGAGGAAAAAGCCAGCGAGTTTTTACTGGAGTACTGGAATCCTCACATTATGGAATACGCAATTCATTGGATGGGAATCATCAATCAGATGCACCGTCTAAATGGTGGACGTGATATTTTCGTAGAATTTATGGAAGAACAAGGTATTTCTATTCCCACCTATCATAAGGAAGGAAATTATCTGGTGAATAACGAAACAGGTGAGAGATATAAAGCTCAGAAGCCGAAAAGAAGATTGAGAAAATTGTTTAGTGTAGTTTCAAATAAGTAGGAGGAATCGATCATGGAAAAAAGAATTGAACAGACAATCAGCAGTATGGAAGTAGCAGAAATGGTAGGAAAAGCACACAATGACTTGATGAAAGATATTCGTAGATATTGCGAACAACTTTCACTGGGGAAAATTCCTCAGTCAGATTTTTTCACAGAATCAACTTATGTAAATGGTAGAGGAAAAGAGTATCCTTGCTACAATGTCACTAAGAAAGGTTGTGAATTTATCGCTCACAAGTTGACTGGATTAAAAGGTACAGAGTTCACAGCGAAGTACATCAACCGTTTTCACGATATGGAAGATACCATTCGAGAAGGTATTCCGCAAAAGAAGAAACCTACTCACAAAGAAAAACTCCCATCCGTCAACCAGATGGTTAAGAACATCAAAGGTGCTCTCAATGATGCAGGAGTAGACTCTAAGTACATAGCTGCTGAAATTATCCGCATTTATTCAGACAACGGGTATCCAGTGAAAGTGCCGCTGATTTCAGAAGTTCCGGTCTTGTGGGATTGCACCACGATGGCGAAAGAGTTTGGTATTTTATCGGAAAGTGGCAGACCACACGATAAAGCGGTAAGTGCTATCATTCAGAAGTTGGATGTTTCAGAGGCCGAAATTGTAAAGACAGCTTATAGCAGGAATGGACATGACGGCGTTACTGTTCAATACAAAGATTCCGTTTTCCAGAAAGTAAAAGAATGGCTGAAGGAAAATGGGTATCCAACACTCATTGAGCATCAGTTATCAAATGGTAATACAAATAAATGCAAAGTTGTTTATCAGGAGGTGGCGTAGGATGAGAAAGTATACAGAACAGGAACTGGAACAGATTCGCGAGGAATATATGGATAAGGCGGCTTTTACTGCACCAGAAGAGGTTAGGAAGGCCTTGAATGAATTACATGAGGCGTTTAATGCGTACCTTGACGTATGCTCAGCATTTGAATTTAACAATGGTTTCTTATACGCTCAGATGCTGAGAGAATCAGAGGGGGAGTAAATGCATGACAGAGAGACAGTTGATTGAAGATCACATCCCGGAACTGGCTGAGATTGTGGGAGAAGCAAGAAAACTAACACCACAAGAGTATAAGGACTGGAGGAGTTTTGTACTGAACAGCGCAACAGAGAAAACCAGAGGTTTTACAGAACGTGTACTACTCTTAATAGAACAGTGCTTGCAAGAAGAAAAGTGTGCATAACTAAATACAGTAATCAGAGCATCTATCAGAAATGGTAGGTGCTCTTTTTATACAAATTTTTAATATGAGGTGGTGAGTAAATGGCAGATGGAAAAGTTGTAATTGAAACCGATCTGGATTCTTCCGGGATAGAAAAAGGGCTCAAGAAGTCAGAAAAATCTATGAAAGCACAAGCTGCCAGTATGGCAGCAGAGTACCGGAAACAAGGAATGAGTGCCAGTGATGCGTTTAAAAAGGCGTGGAGTGAGATAGAAAGAGGTTCGTTAGCATCTGCATCCACGGCGAAACGAGAATTTAGCGAAATGGGGCAGAGCGCAGAACAAGCGGCGAGTCATGCAGAACGAGAGTGGAAATCATCCAGTACCGGAATTGGAAGTGCGATATCTAAAATAGGAAGTTTAGCATCCAAAGGTTTAAAGGTCGCAACTGTAGCGATCACGGGAACGGCAGCAGCACTTGGTGGAGTCGCAGCAGCGGCAATCAAGGTGGGTTCTGATTTTGAATCTCAGATGTCTAGGGTTAAGGCTATCTCCGGAGCAACAGGAGAAGAATTTGAGCAATTAAAAGAACAGGCAATGCAGTTAGGTGCTGATACCTCATTTTCTGCCAGTCAGGCAGCAGAGGGAATGGAGAATCTGGCAGCAGCTGGTTTTACCACATCCGAGATCATGAATGCAATGCCGGGACTTTTAAATCTGGCAGCGGCATCCGGTGAAGATCTGGCGAGCAGTTCGGATATTGCAGCATCAACGTTAAGAGGATTTGGACTGGCGGCATCCGATGCAGCACACGTTGCGGATGTTCTGGCGGCGAATGCAAACCGTACGAATTCCTCTGTAGCAGATACCGGAGAGGCAATGAAGTATATAGCTCCTCTTGCAAGGGCAGCAGGACTTAGTTTGGAAGAGACAGCAGCGGCAATCGGAATCATGGCGAATGCCGGAGTGAATGGCAGTCAGGCTGGTACTTCTTTAAGAGGAGCGTTATCACGGCTTTCAAAGCCAACGAAAGACATGTCTGAGGCTATGGATGAACTTGGAATTTCCTTCTACGATTCCAACGGGAAAATGAAATCCCTGACGGAACAGGTTGGAATGCTCAGACAGGCAACAGAGGGAATGACGGATGAGCAGAAAAATAATTATCTGGTCACCCTGTATGGACAAGAAGCATTGTCCGGTATGCTGGCATTGATCAATGAGGGAGAAGGTTCTCTCGGAGAACTGACGAATGCCTATAAGAACTGTGATGGTGCAGCTCAAAAGGCAGCAGAAACAATGCAGGACAATCTATCCGGTGCATTGGAGCAGCTTGGTGGATCAGCACAAACCTTAGGGCTGGCGTTTCACAACAGCGTAGCAGACAATCTAAAAAATGCAGCAAAGACGGCAACGGAGAGCATCAACAATATCACGGATTCTTTTAATAACGGTGGTCTGAATGAAGCGATCCAGACAGCAGGTGATGAATTTGCAAATCTTGCAGTAGAAGCAGCATCCCATGCCCCAGAAATGGTAGACACAGCAGTTGATTTTATAGAAGCATTTGCCTCTGGAATTGCTTCGAACAAAGGAAGAATTCTCGGTGCGGCCGGAGAGATGGCGGAGTCTATGGCATCCGGCTTGGCAGAGCTGTTACCATCCAAACTGCAAGAGCCGGTTGAGGATGCGATTGATGCAGTGGCAGAGTCATTGAGTGACGGTGGCTTGAGGGAAGCTGGAGAAACAGCGGTTGATACTTTAAGTAATGTAGTAGATGCTGTTGGAAATCTGGCTGATAAAGCGCTCCCGCCATTGACAAAGGCACTGGACTTTGCAGGAGAGAATCTGGACTTGATCGCAGCATCAGCAACGGCGGCTTTTACCGCATTTAAAGGATATAAAGTTGTCAATGAAACAACATCTATATTAAAAAAAGGTGTGAAAACATGGAAGACCGCTTCTGCAGCAGTGGATGCTTACTATGCTGCACAGCTTCTGGCTATGGAAAGTGGTGTTGCAACAAACGCTACACTTACAGCGGGGCAAGCAGTTGTTGGCATGTTTACAGGAAAGGTGAATTTAGCCACAAAAGCACAAACTCTTTGGAACGCAGTTATGGCAGCAAATCCGATAGGACTCGTTGTGACGGCTGTAGCTGCGTTGGCTGCAGGTATTGGCGTTTATTCTCTTGCGACTGATAACGCAAAAGAAAAAACATATGGGTTAACAGATGCACAGAAAAAGACATTAGAGGCTTGCAGGGAAAATACGGGGGCGCTGAACGAGCAGCGTGACGCGAGAGAGGAATCGGTCGCTTCTATCGACAGGGAATATAGTGGATATCAGTCGTTATTATCTGAATTGCAATCAATAACAGATGAAAATGGAAAAGTAAAAGCCGGATATGAGGACAGGGCGAAAGTAATCACAGGGGAACTGTCACAGGCGCTTGGTATCGAAGTTGAATTGCTTGATGGTCAGGTTCAGAAATATCAGGAAGTCGTTGGTGCGATTCAAGAAGTTATAGTCCAGAAGAAAGCAGAAGCTTTGTTAAGTTCGATGCAGGAAGATATGGCGAATGCCTATGAAAAAACAGAAGAGGCAATGAAAAATTATAAAGCGGCTGCACAGGATGCCAGTGAAACAGAAAAAAAAGTTGCAGAAGCAACAAAAGCAGTTACAGAGGCGAAAGAGAATCTGAAAAGTGCAACAGGGGATGCCGCTGGAATGTACCCTTATTATAAAAGTCAATTAGAAGATGCTGAAAAGAGCCTGCGTGCTGCGAAGGATGAACATAAAAGTGCTACAAAAGAGGTTAGGGATAGCAAGAAAGCAATGGAAGAATTATCGCAAGAATACGATAATTATAATGCGCTTGTTGAAGCGTCTGCGTCTGGTGATGTTGTGAAAATGCAGGAGGCAATTGACGCACTAGTTACATCATATCGCTCTTACACATCAGAAGCGCTATCGGCAAATAAAGAAACCAGAGACCAACTTTACAGTCAGGCAAGTGATTATGTTGATAGTCTGAAATTGATTCAGGATGGAAGCATACAGATTTCTGATGAAATTTATGGACAGATGGCAGATGCCGCTGCGAAGACAATTTATAATTTCAACCAGTTGCCTGGTGGAATCGCACAAGGGATTAGGGATGTCGGACCGGAGGCAAGTGCAGCAATGTTGTCCGCACTCGCACAAGCAGATTTAGATGGAAAGCTAGACGCTGAGGCTAAGGCTGGAATGGAAAGTTTTATTTCTGGTTTCGCAGGCCTGGACGAAGAGACTCAAAAAACTTGGTCTCAGGTTTGGTATAATGCGCTACAAGGGCTGGAAGGATTTGATCAATTGGCAGATCCAGCGCAACAGGGAGTGCAAGTATTTCTGGATAGCCTACAATCTGCGCTCGGAGAAGTGAATAGTGTAGTTGGGAATTCAGGAGTTCCAGAAGCAGCAGCCCAAGAAGCGAAAGAAACTACAGAAGCTGCAACGAACGCTTTGCAAGAAGGCGAAGAACCAGTGAAGCAAGCGGCGAAAGATACGATCGAAGGTGGCGTCAGCGAAGGGGCAGCAGAGGCAGATACTTCTACAGTTCCTGCTCAAAAAGGAAAAGAGGCGGCGGATAGTACTGCGAATTCTGTAAACAGTGGAAAAACTGCGATCAATGAAGCAGCAAAAAGCGCTGTGAATGAGATCAATACAGGTGCAAGTACTGCAGATACGACAACGATTCCTTCCAGTAAAGGAAGTGAGGCAACACAGTCTCTAATTGATGCACTGTATGCGAATTCCAATGCCGTATTGACGGCAGCGGCTTCCTTAGGCGGTCAGATTCCACAAGGACTGAATGGCATGGATATGTTGTCAGCTACGGCAGGATTTGGAAACAACGTAGGTTTTGGACTATCATCCTCTTTGAGTGGCCAAGCCCCGGTTGTGCAGGCGGCTGCATCAGGTTTGGAAAATGCGGCTTTATCAGGACTTTCATCTGCAAATGTCTCGGGACAAGCGCAGACAATGGGAAGTCAGATCGCAAACGCACTTGCAAATGGAATTGTTGGTGGTTCTGGATCAGTAAATGCGGCCGCATCTACATTAGGTGGAAATGCAGCAGTAGCATTATCGAATGTCAAGCTTTCCGAAAAAGGAAAACAGGAAGGAAAGAAACTTGGTGATGGTTTAAAGAGCGGGATTGATTCTGGCAAGAAAAATGCGGAGTCATCTGCCAAAAGTCTTGGAGACGGAGCTGTATCCGGTTTAAGTAGCGTTGGAATGAGAAGCAAAGCGTACGATCAAGGATTGAATTTTTCCTATGGTCTTGCAAATGGTATTTCCGCTGGAAGTTCCGCAGCTATTTCCGCAGCTATCGCAGTTGCTTCTTCTGCGCTGGCGGCAGCTAAGAGAGCACTTGATGAGCATTCCCCATCCAAAAAAACAAGGAAATTTGGTCAATTCTTCAGCAAAGGTCTGGCGTTGGGTATTAAGGATGAAGAAAAGTCAGTTGTAAAATCTTCCCGGAATATTTCAAACGCAGCACTGGAATCTATTGATCTGTCCGCTGTTTCAGCACGGATGCGAGAGGTCATGGCTTTTAATGCATCCAGAGTGGCAAATCGTCCAGCAACATCTGTTATGCAGTACAAGATGGATAACGCAGAAATCAGAAAGCTTCAGCAACAGAATCAAGCGATTCTGAATGCAGTGGCAGGACTTTCTGATCTGGCAAAACGTCCGATCGAAGTAAGCACAACACTGAATGGAAGAGAATTGATTAAAGAAACAGCAGCTCAAATGCTGACAGAACAGCAAAGAATTACAGATTTTAAGAAATTACTGAAAGGAGAACGTACATGACACTTTCTGTGAAGTTCAATGACATCGAATTAGGAAAGTACATCGAAGTACTACAGGGATTTACACCGTTTGTCGGTGCTGACTGGAATCCATCGTTTGTGAAGGCAGAAAAACAGAATGGAAGTGATTTTGCTTACACGTCATACGAGAACAAACAAATTGTGATGCCGTTTACGATTGAGGGTAATCTGGAAGAGAAGTACGATGCTTTACAGAAAGCATTAAAAGTAGATGAACCAAAAAAGTTAGTGTTTGGAAATGTTCCGAACAAATGTTTTTATGCGATTCCAAGTGGTACTTTAGAATTCAGTGAAGAAACGGAATTTCTGGGAGAGGGAACAATCACATGGCTCATCCCGGACGGAGTAGCATACTCTACCGCAGAATTCTCCTTTGACGGAGTACAAAAAGACGGCTACCAGACAATCACCATCCAAAACAACGGAACCGAATGGGCAGACGTGGACTACGAGATCGGACATCAGCACGAAAACGGCTTTATCGGACTGGTAAGCCAGTATGGAGTGATCCAGCTAGGCAAGCAAGAAGAGGCGGACGGAGAGAATTACGAAGCATCTGAAGAACTGTTTAACGGTTACAGTCTGTTTCAAGACGATCATGGGACCTCTTATCAGAATCCGGAAAACACCACACAGGGAACACTTGAAGTCAAGAATGTTGCTGGATACAATGTGATGGCATTAAAAGGTGGACAAGCAACATCCGGATACTGGAACGGTGGAATGAAAACCCTTACTATCCCGGTGGACAGCGAGGGCAGACGTGGAGCGAAGAACTTTTACTGCTATACGCAGCACTGGTTCGAGACAGGCTTGATGGGACAGACAGGAGCACAGACCATTGCATTTCTGACTGGAGATAACAAGGTGATTTGCGCCATGTCTATTAACAAGAGTGATACGGTTGGTAATACGGCACATGTGGACTGGTTCGCACCACAAAACAAGAAGATCAAGACACTGGATTTCCAGCCGACAGCTTATGAGGGAAACCCGTTTAATTTAAAGATGGGTGGCGGTCATAATGATTTTTTAAAAGAGGGTGACAAGCTACGGATCTTTTGGTACGGTCAGTATTATTACTTTACTATCCCGGAGATTAAAGACATGGTGTGTGAGAAGATACAGGTCTGGATCGGGCAGTGGGGAAGTAGAGATCTTGGAAATCAGCTGGTCACACACAATTATTTAAAAAGTATCTGGTTCCGCAAAGATAACGTGGAAAAATACAGAGATGTGCCGAACCGGTATCGTGCCGGTGACGTGGTGTCTATAGACGGAGAGAGTACAAAGGTCTATGTAAACGGGATGCCGGCAAAAGGAGATGAGATTAATGGATCCAATTATCCAAAAGTTCCACCGGGGACAACGGAAGTCCAGTTCTGCTATTCTTCCTTTTCATCTCCACCGCCGCATATTAAAGCAAAAATACGGGAGGTATATTTGTAATGGATAACATCAGAATTGCGATTCTAAGCACAAATAACACGCCAGTAGCGTACATGGACAACGGGCATAAAAAGTCCATGCACTACTGGAATGATGATCTACACGAATACTTACAGGGTACGGCGAATGCTTACACTTTTACGGTAAATGCAAAGCATCCAGACGCACAGCATATCAAAGCTGGGAATAAGGTGGCATTTACTTACAAGGGGAAATCATACTACTTAAACATTGTAAATACCGATAAAACGGAACAGACGATTACTGCTACGGCATGGTCACTGTCGTTTGAGCTTATTAACGAGGATGCTGGCGAATATAAAGCCGGAAAAGCAATGAGCATTGAAGAGTACATTTCCGTATTTGACGCGGAGAGGACACTTAAATTGGGTCTCAACGAGGTGTCAGATAAGCGGATCACCAACGAATGGACAGGTACAACGTCCGTATTAAAGAGATTATTCTCCCTGGCTAATGTCTTTTCTGCGGAGATCGAATTTGAGACAGTACTGAACAGAGACTACTCTTTAAAAGAGATTGTCCTAAATGTATATCGGAAACACTCCGATACAGACAGCGGAGTCGGAGAATACCGGAATGACATTGTACTGCGGTACGGGAAAGGAATTACCGGAATTCGAAAAACCACAGATGCCGAGAAGCTTTACACCTGCATCCAGCCGACCGGAAAGGACGGTCTGACAATCAATGGTCTTGACAAGAAAGAATACGATGAAAACGGCAATATCGAGTACTTTACAGACGGTGCGATCATCCGCGCACCGCAGGCAAGGGACCGGTTCCCATCCAATATCGTAAATAAGGCTGATGCTTATATCCTGATGCGAAAAGAGTACGATACAGACAGCAAGGACAAGCTCTATAGCATGGCTCTGTCTGATCTTAAAACAGCATCCGAACCAGTAGTGACCTACGAGGTTGATGGATATTTTGACACCAACATCGGGGATACGGTAAGGATGCAGGATCAGGAGTGGACACCAGTGCTTTATCTACAGGCGAGAGTGTCCGAACAGGTGCGCAGTCTTACAAATCCAAAGACAGCAAAGACGGTATTTACAAACTACAAAGAGCTGACATCGGAAATATCAGACAGCTTATTACAGAGGATGCAAGACCTTATTAATAAAAATAAGGTTTATACTTGCTCTATCTCAACAAACAACGGCATTATCTTTAAAAATGGCATCGGTAGCACTACTCTGACAGCTTACGCTTACGATAACGGCGTGGATGTGGCAGACAAGCTACAATTCCGATGGAGCAAGGATGGACATGAGTTTTATGTTGGTAAGAGCGTTACGGTAAATGCTACTGACGTGGATACAAAGGCGGTGTACTCATTTGAGGCTCTAGAAAATGGGATAAAACGTGGGTATTACGAGGTCACAATCACGGATGTAATGGATGGAGAGGATGGAAAAGACGGGGAACAGGGTCCGCAAGGTGAGAAAGGAGAGCAAGGCGAACAGGGACCTCCGGGTCCACAAGGCGCTCCGGGATTGGATGGTATACAGGGTCCAAAAGGGGATCAGGGAATCCCGGGAAAAGATGGGAGGGACGGAAAAACACAGTACACCCACATCGCCTATGCGAACAGCGCAGACGGTAGGACAGATTTTTCCGTGTCCGACAGTAATAGGGAATATATCGGAATGTATGTCGATTTTATTCCGAACGACAGCACAGACCCAACAAAATACGCATGGAGCAAGATCAAAGGCGCAAACGGGGAAAACGGAACACCCGGAAAGCCGGGAGCTGATGGAAAGACCCCGTATCTACATATCGCCTACGCAAACAGTGCAGATGGCAAGACGGGATTTTCCACCACGGATGGTACAAATAAGCTCTATATCGGGCAGTATACAGATTATACACAGGCAGATAGTACAGATGCTACGAAATATACATGGACAAAGATCAAAGGCGAAAATGGAAAAGACGGAACAAACTCAAGAAGCTACATCCTGGAAGCGTCCGATACCGCTATTAAAAAAGGTGCAGACGGAGCTTTAACACCATCTAAAATAACATTCCGGTCGTTTTATCGAGATGGAGACAGTGCGACAAGGATACCATATAATGGTAGATTTAAAATCGAAGAGTCAACCAACGGAACATCATACTCCGTGAAATACACCTCATCTGCGAACGAAAGTGCAAAGGAGTATACACCGACTGCAACTGCGAAAATACTCCGTTGCACGCTTTACAGCGCAGACGGGACTATAAATGCTTTGGATACGCAGAGTGTTGTTGTGCTTACGGATGTGGATAATTTGGAGATTGGCGGTAGGAATTTACTATTAAACACAGGGTTTAATACTTTTAACCATTGGATTAAAGGTAGTAATACAAAATCTCTCCAGATGGTTAATGGATGGTGTGAAGTTACGATTGGTGGGACATGGTCTGGATTTGTTCAAGAATTTATACCAGAAAAAAATGTTGAATACATAGTGAGTTACGAAGCGTATCTGGTAGACACTGTTGCTGAAACTGCTGTGTTAGAAACAGATTTTGGTACTCCAGATCAAAATCAAACAATTAACAAAACGCCTGCAAAATATTCATTGAAATTAAAATATCCATCTACATCTTTAAATGGAAAAATAGATTTCATGTTATCAAATAATGAAGTGGGTAAAAAATGGAGAATTCGAAATATCAAACTTGAAAAGGGTAATAAAGCCACAGACTGGTCTCCCGCTCCTGAGGACATAGAAACTTTAGTAGTAACATTGTCCAACGATTCCCAAACAGTAGCAACAGACACAAACGGAAACGGTGGAAACTTTATAGATTGCTCTACAAAAGTGCAGGTTTACAACGGCGCACAGGACGTTTCAAAAGTCGCTACTTACACCGTAACAAAATCTTCCGGAATTGCTGGTACATGGGATTTAAGTACACGTACTTACAAGGTATCCGCTCTATCTACGGATAACGGATGGGTTGACATTAAAGTAACATACAACGGAAATTCTATCACAAGACGGTTTACGGTTTCGAAATCGAAACAGGGCTCGCAGGGAGCAACGGGACCTCAAGGTGATAATGGACCACAAGGGCCTGCGGGGTCATCTGGAAGAGGGATAAAAACTATTACAGAATATTATTTGATTTCTTCCGCAAAAACAGGAATTACAACAGCGTCAAGCGGTTGGAGTACATCAGTTCCGACGATGACAGCAACAAATAAATACTTGTGGAACTATGAAAAATTTACGTTTACAGATAATACGACAGCGACCACTACACCAAAAATAATCGGGATATACGGAGACAAAGGAACAACAGGAGCTACTGGTCCGCAAGGACCTCAAGGGAATGCAGGTGCAACAGGTCCCCAGGGGCCACAAGGAGCGACTGGCCCGAAAGGACCGCAGGGGGCAACTGGTGCAACGGGACCACAAGGGGTAACTGGAAACGGAATAAAATCTATCACGAATTATTATCTTGCAACGGCAAGCGGAAGCGGTGTGTCGGCGTCCACATCAGGATGGACTACAACTGTACAAGCAATAACGGCGTCAAAAAAATATCTGTGGAATTATGAAGTTGTTACCTATACAAATGGTAGCACGTATCAATCAGCACCATGTATCATCGGAGCATATGGTGATAAGGGAGCGACCGGTGCTACAGGAGCAACAGGACCAAGTGGCATAATTGTATCTTCTACGGCTCCGTCAAATCCTAAAGTTGGCCAGTTATGGCAAACGGCATCCGGTCAGCCGATCAAGCGGTGGGATGGAAGTAGGTGGGTGATCCATCATATTTCTGTTGATAACTTAAACGCACAGACTTTAAGTGCGATAGCGGCAGATCTTGGAACTGTAACTGCCGGACTTATTAAGGATAAGAATGGAACAATGCTTATCGATGTTGCATCCGGAAAGATTATTAGCAAGAAAATCGTGCAAGGAGCAGTGGAAAATGTTGCGTCATTGAGTAATGCGTATTTGGCTTTCTCCGGTAAGGCTCCGACAACAGATCGAGCTACTATGAGCGTGAACTTGGAAAACATCATGTTTACAAATGAAAATACGAGAAAAGCAACGACAATCCAGTTTGAGGATGAAATGATATATGCAAGAAATTCTGTATCCCCACGTATAAGCATATATGCGTATCGCAATTACGATTCCGGTACCGTGAAAGGTCCATATACAAGTGCAAACTCCGCTAATAACATCCGTGTAGAGTTAAAAAGGAGAGGGTGTATGGTAACATGTAATATCACAATGCTTGCGCAGTTCCCGAATAGCGGAAGCTTCGGAGCGTTTAACGAGGTGCGAATCCCTGTTGGGTATCGCCCAGTGCTCGACATCAGAACACCTTACAACGAGGTGTCCGGCTCCCGGATCCTTGGAACTGGTCGATATCTAATCAGCAAAGACGGTGGAATTTCAATCTATGTCAATAACCCAAATTGGACAGAGAGGCACTTGTCTATCACATGGATTACGGATGACTAAAGGAGTGAATATGGAGATTAGAGCAAGACCGTGATGGTCTTATTTTTATACTTAAAAAACCGGAGGGAAAACATGACAGAAAATGAAGTAGAAGTGAAACTTGCAGAGCACGGAAAAGAAATCGGCTCATTAAAGCATCGAATGAAAGAAGCAGAGGACGTTGTGAGCGTGGTACATCAATTAGCACAGGAAATGGTGGGGTTGACCAAAGAGGTCGGCTTTATGAACCAGACGCTGGTGCAGTTAACCGCAAAAGTGACGCATCTGGAGCAGACACCAGCCAAACGGTGGGATGGGGTCGTGACAGCACTGATCGGAGCCGTGATCGGGGCTGTAGTAGCAATGTATTTGTAAAAAGGAGAATGAAAAATGAAGAAGATTAACTGGATTGTAAGAATTAAAAACAAGGCTTTCTGGGTAGCGCTGATCCCGGCAATCTTACTGTTGATACAGGCAATTGCGGCAGTGTTTGGTCTTACCATCGACCTTGGAGACCTTGGAGATAAGTTATTGACTGTAATCAATGCACTCTTTGCGATTCTGGCGATCCTTGGTGTAGTGGTAGACCCAACAACACCTGGAACAAGAGATTCAGAGAGGGCACTTACATATAAGTAGGTAATTTCAGAGAGCTTGGAAACAGGCTCTCTTTTATTGTGCGACGTCGCACAAGGAGGTGAGAACATGAGCGAACAGAACGAATTTGGCAGAGTATCCGTAGAGGAACTGGAAAAAGCATTTGAAACAGAAGAGCAGGAGGAAGAGAAAGAATGAAAATTGGCTTAAGGGGAGGACACTCCCCGAATTGTAAAGGTGCAATCGGTCTGATCGATGAGCAGGCAGAAGTGCGGAAGATCTACAACGAACTTGTACCGATGCTACAGGCAGTCGGTCATACTGTGGTTGATTGTAATTCCAACGCATCCAATGTGTCTGGTGAGCTGTCTGACGGCACAAATAAGGCGAATAGTGCGGGGTGCGATATCTATGTCACCTTGCACATGAATGCGGCAGGAGCGGCGTCAGCGGGCGGCACAGAGGTGTGGTTATACGATGCATCTAACCAGACAATGAACACGATCGCAAGCAATATCTGCCAGAATTTCGCAAATAAAGGATTTGCTAACCGTGGTGTAAAGTACAGTTCGGGATACCATGATCTGAATGTATCTAATATGCCTGGCATGATCGTGGAGACATTATTCTGCACTGGCACAGGTGATGTGGCCAGATATCGAAATTTAGGTACAAAAGGAATTGCGGAGCTGATTGCAAAGGCGATTGACAGTAGAGCGTCTGCATGCAGCGAACAAAAAAATAACCAGAATACAGGAATCGAACAGGAAGGAGAAGAAGAGATGAAATGTTTATTTACAGTAGAGGGAAAAGGTGCAGTGTATTATTTTGACGGTCAAAAAGTAATAACATTGGGTCATCCAGACGAATTAAAAATCATCCAGAAGATTTACAAGGACAACAATGGTAAGGACATTCCGTGTTACAAGTGGAGTCCTAAAGCGCCATGGTATGCAAGGCTCATGTCGGTAATTTACAGTAAAGAGACCACATCTATTTAATAAAAAGCCCCTCGGAGATCGTTCTCTGAGGGGAATAATATTATTTTCCATCAAAATGTATTTTTAATAAATTCAATTCAAACCCCTCTGTGCTATAATATATGTAGTCAATACAAGAGGGGGAGCAAGTATGGAATATCAAATCTACGAATCTTACGATACGTTTTTACTATACGAAGAGTTTATGGAGATACCGGGAAATACTTTTAAATTTCGGTTGCCAGAAGGGATGATCCTGACAACCGAAATGATGCACGCCTTTTTATGGGCGGCGTATATGAGTGTTGGACGGATGGATCTGCCGTCCTGAATATTGTATCATTTTCGTGTATATTTATAATATGTAGAAATATTATAGGTTATTGTTATTTGGTGG